ACCATGTTGAGGCTGTTATGCGTCACTTTGAGAGCCATGGTGACGACGACATGACGGGTACACATAGTGCACACCAAGGTGCAAAAGTTCACATGACGCACAATGGTGGTCATATGGATGAGTCGGTAGTTAATGAGTTGGATGAAGAGTTTGGGCAACTAGATGAGTTGTCCAAGAAAACACTAGGTTCTTATATTTCTAAAGCTGCATCTAGCAAGATGAATCTCGAAAGAAAAAAGGGCAAAAACGATGCATCTGATGAAGCTCTTAGATCCGCACAGGGTAAATCAGATGATTATGAAACAAGAGCCGCAATTGAGCATGGTCGTCGAAGACTTGACAGAGAAAACGAAAAAATTGGTGACAAACAAACCAGCAGAACATACGGCATTCGAAATGCTGTTAAACGTTTAACCAAAGAAGACATTGAAGCATTCTTCGAATCAGAAGAGTTTCAGTCACTTGATGAATTGTCCAAAACAACACTCGGATCATATGTGAAAAAGGCACAATCTAACTCCATCGATTCTGGATATCGCATGGGTGTTATGAAGCAAAAATCTGACGAAATTGGTAGATTCACCAATAGAAACGACGGCCTTGGAGATCACAAACTTAGAAGCGATCTCGAGAACAAGGCGGGCGCATCGCAAGATCACCAAAATAAAGAACACAAGACCCTGCGTAACCGCATGAGAGGTGTTCAAAAAGCAGTTTCTCGCTTGACAAAGTAATATGAAATTCCAAGATCTAGTTTCAAAGATCCAAGAATCAAGGGGACCGAAAGGTTCCTTTGATGACTCCGCATCCGAAGTAAAAGAATCAGTCAAAGACAGAATAACAAACGAGGTATATTCCACTGGCCAACTCGTTGAGTCTATTAGGAAGTACTCCGATAAAAAGGTAACTGATCAACTCGTAGAAAGATATCACGAAGCGGCGTCATCAAAGGAATTTTCTGTTGATCCAGTTTTGCTGGACCTTAATAGAAAAAGTCAATTTAGGTTTGACGATAAATACATTTTTGTTATCGAAGATACTGTTGTTGCGCTGTCAGAGGAATGCATCAATCACATCAAAGATACTCAAATTGAGATCAAGTCTATTAGCGACATCAGAACTATTGTAAAAGAAAGACAATAATGGCAAAGAGTATTCTTAAGTTAACAGAAACACAAGCTGTTATAAAGATCACCGGATCTGGGACAGAGACAATTACAATGGCTGATCTTATGTCCACGACGCAAGTTGCGTCCGGTGATGCGTACAGTGTTGGTATCAACTACCTTCAGTGGACCGTGGGAACATCGGCAACGGTTGTGCGAAATGGCGTAACCGTGTTTGAGTTATACACAAACACCGGCAACTTCGATCTAAGTGGATACGGTGGATGCACTGATTACACACAGCCTAATCAACCGATTGCAATCACCATTGTTGGTGGTGGAACTGTGTTCATTATCTTGAGAAAAGAAGCCGGATTCAGATCTAAGATAGAATCTGAATACTTCGGATCGTACGATAACCCAGCAGTGGCAGGATCCTAATATGATTTTCCTAAGAGAAGCAGAAGACTTCAGCGAATTCAAAATTCTTTCCGAATCGGTGAACGGTAAGAAAGAGCTTTACATCGAGGGCATCTTTGCTCAGTCTGAAGTTAAGAACAGAAACGGGCGCTACTATTCCAAGCCAGTTATGGAATCGGCCGTTAATAGATACGTGACAGAATGGGTCGATCGCAACAGAGCGATGGGTGAACTATCTCACCCAGAAAACAGACCTATGGTCAAACCAGAATTTGCCTCGCACCTTATCAAAGAATTCCGTATGGACGGAAATAACGTATACGGTAAGGCAAAGGTTCTAAACACCCCACAAGGTCAAATTGTAAAAGGTTTGCTTGAGGGTGGTGTTCAACTTGGCGTTTCCACACGAGGCCTAGGATCCCTAGTCGAACGTGCTGGCGCCAAACACGTGCAAAACGATTGCCTTCTAACTGCTGTAGACATTGTGTCTGACCCATCGGGTCCTGATGCATGGGTCGACGCAATCAACGAAGGTAAAGAGTGGGTATATTTGGATGGGAAATATGTCGAGCGTGATATCAACGAATCTGTTGCAATCATCCGCAAGACATCTGTGAGAAACTTAGCAGAAATGAAACTCAAATTATTTGAGGAATTTCTAACAAAAATCAAATAATTACGAGTTTTGATTTACTAAATACATTTACAAATAAGGAACAGTTATGTCAATTGAAGACAAAATCAGCGAGTTGCTCGAACAATCCAAACAAATCCAGGAAGCAACTGGTGAAGATCTCTCCCTTACGGAAGAAGACTTGGAAGTTCTTTCCAAAGAAGAAATTTCCCAGTTGATTGAAAACATCGATCAATTGGACGAAGTGTCTAAAGCAACACTTGCACAATACGTTAGCTCTACATCAGAGTTCGGCGATATTGACAATGCTGCTGCAGGTACTGCAAAGGTAAAAGCAAAGGCCGGTGGCCAAGATGCATCTGATCTCAAGAACACAGCAAAGACTGGAACTGAGACGATAGATCGTGTAATCAAGAAGGGCGCTTCCATGGAGAAGGGCGAACAAACTTCTGTTGCAGAACAGATTGATTTGGGTGACCTCCTATCTGGTGAAGGCCTCACAGAAGAATTCAAAGTAAAGGCAGCAACAATTTTTGAAGCAGCCGTTACAGCGAGAGTCGCGCAAGAAGTTGCAGCGATTGAAGAAGAATTGACTCAAGCAGCCGTTGACGCGATTGCTGAGTTGAAAGAAGGGTTGAATGAGAAGGTTGATGGATATCTCGGCTACGTAGCTGAGCAGTGGATGAATAAAAATGAACTTGCCCTTGAGAACGGTATTAAAGCCGAGATGTTCGAAAGCTTCATGTCCGGAATGCAAACTCTGTTCAAAGAACACTATGTGACTGTTCCAGAAGATCAGTTGGATGTTCTTGAATCGTTGCAAGACGAACTTGATACAGTGAAAGAAAGTCTCGACGAAGCTACCGCCCACAATATCGAATTGGTGGGAACCTTGAACGAAGTATCCAAGCTAATGCAAATCGAAGAAGCCGCAGATGGTTTGTCCGAAATGCAAGCAGAGAAGTTCAAGACACTCGCAGAATCGATTGCGTATGATGATGAAGAATCATTCTCGACCAAATTGGCTGCTATTCGTGAAAACTACTTCGGTGAAAAGGAAACGAAAGTTATCTCTGAATCCGCTCAAGTATTCATTACCGATGCACCAGTTGATCAGTTGGCAGAAGAAAAGACGATTAAGCTTGATCCAGCAATGGCAGCTTATATCAAGGCAATTAGATAAATCCACAATAAGGAAAAAAATGGCAGACTTAAACATTCAAGCGTTAGTAGAAAAGTGGGCACCAGTCCTCGAACACGCATCCCTCCCATCCATTAAGGATCTGGCGAGAAAGCAAGACACAGCAGTTTTGCTTGAGAACCAACAACGCGCTCAAGCTGAAGAACGCGGCAATCTCTTTGAAGATGCGCCAACCAACTCGGGCGGTACAATGCCTGATACCGGCGGTGTAGCTAAGTTCGACCCAGTGTTGATCTCGCTTGTTCGTCGTGCAGCTCCAGCAATGATCGCTTACGACATGTGCGGTGTGCAGCCAATGACCCAGCCAACTGGTTTGATCTTCGCTATGAAGTCGAAGTACACCAACCAAGCAGGTGCAGAAGCTCTCTTCAACGAAGCAAACACAGCATTCTCTGGTAAGGGTACACACGCAGGTGATGCATCTATCAGCGGTGCAGCAACCACTGGTACTCCAGTTACAACGTCAGAAGCTGAAACCATGGGTTCTACCTCTGGTACTCCAGGTGCTGCGTTCAACCAAATGGCATTCACAATCGAAAAGACTTCGGTTGTTGCAGAGTCCAGAGCGCTTAAGGCTGAATACTCGGTCGAACTCGCACAAGACTTGAAGGCTGTTCATGGTCTTGACGCTGAACAAGAATTGTCGAACATCCTTTCGACAGAAATTGTTAACGAAATCAACCGCGAAATCATCCGTAAGATCTACGTGTCTGCTCGTGTTGGTGCTCAAGTTGGTACCGCAGTTGCTGGTGAATTCGACTTGGACGTTGACTCCAATGGTCGTTGGTCTGTTGAAAAGTTCAAGGGACTTATGTTCCAAATTGAACGCGAAGCAAACCGTATCTACCAAGAAACCAGACGTGGTCGTGGTAACTTCATCGTTTGCTCTGCAGACGTTGCATCGGCTCTCGCAATGGCAGGTGTGCTTGACTATGCTCCAGCATTGTCGACCAACCTCAACGTTGACGAAGCTTCGACCACTTTCGCAGGTGTGTTGAACGGTCGTTACAAGGTGTACGTTGATCCGTTCGCTGCTAACGGTACTGCTGACCAGTTCTTGATGGTTGGTTACAAGGGTTCGTCACGTTATGACGCAGGTGCATTCTACTGCCCATACGTGCCGTTGCAACTCTACCGTGCTCAGGATCCTAACACGTTCCAGCCAAAGATTGCGTTCCGTACACGTTACGGCTTCGTTGCTAACCCGTTCACTTCGATGAACGCAAACAGCAACATCTATTTTAGAAAGATTGTGATCAAGAACTTGATGTGAGACACTATACTTTACTAAATACTCGATAAGGGTATTTAGGTAAAGTCTACCAAAGCCCTTCTAAATGGAGGGCTTTTTCATGTCTAGAGAGAAATACGGTTTTGTTTATATTTGGCGTGATAGAAAGAGGAATCGATATTATATTGGTTGTCACTGGGGAACCGAGGATGATGGTTATATTTGTTCTTCTAACTGGATGCGAGATGTTTACCAGAGAAGACCTGAGGATTTTCGACGACGAATCTTGGTAAATAATATCCAAAACAGACAACAAATTTACGAAGAAGAACAGAGATTTTTTGATAAAATCAATCCAGAAGAATTAAGATCTAGATATTATAACCTAACTCTATCTAGTAAAAATTTGTGGCATAAACATGAATACAATGCCAAAACTGTAGGACAGAAGATATCTCTATCCAAAACAGGTAAATCGACGGGTCCATGTTCTCCAGAAAAGGCTAAACGCATATCAGAAGCGAAATTGGCTAAGAACCATAGAATGACCGAGGAAACTAAAGCTAAGATGTCCGAAGCTGCAAAATTGCGTAAAGCTAGCGAAGAGACAAAAAAGAAGCTATCTGACGCACAAAAA